GGGAATTATTAAACAAATCATCCAATGCCTAACCCCCGCGACTATTCACCGCTAATCAACCGCAAAGCCGTCCGCGACCTACGGATTAGGGCAATGGTGCAAGGCATGGAAATCGCAGGCATGAGCCACGATAAAGCAATCGAGGTAATCCAAAATAAATTCCACCTGGGGAAAGAATCAGTAAGGAAGATCGTTCGCTCAGGTAAAAAATAATACCATTATTTGGAAAGTATTAATTTTGTATATTAATCCTAAATGAAGATAAAAAACAGACAAATAAAGGAACTTATCGCGGCAGAATATAATCCCCGCAAGTTATCATCTGACCAAAAGCAGCACATAGCCGATTCGATTAAAAGGTTTGGCATTGTCGATCCTATAATTGTCAATATAAATAAAAACCGCAAAGACATAATCATTGGTGGACACCAGAGGGTTATAGTGGCAAAGGAACTCGGATACAAAGAACTCCCGTGCGTCGAATTAGACTTATCACGGGACAAAGAACGTGAATTAAATATCCGCCTGAATAAAAATACAGGTGAATTTGATTACGAAATGCTCAATGAATTATTCGATATGGGTGACCTATTAGACTGGGGATTCACCGAGGATGAATTAGAGATGCTCGAAGAACCAGAATCTGACGGGCTGACGGATGATGACGAAATTCCAGAGGTAGAGGAACCAATCTGTAAACTGGGAGAATTGTGGAAATTAGGGAATCATAGACTGTTATGCGGTGACGCTACAAAACCAGAAGATGTGGAACGGTTGATGGACGGGCAAAAGGCAGATATGGTTTTTACCGATCCGCCGTATAATGTGAGTTACGAGGGTTACACAAAAGAGAAATTGACCATTAAATCAGATGCTATGTCTGACGAAGATTATGTCCAATTTTTACTCGGGACATTTAAATGTATCCGGGTCGCTATAAAGGATGGGGCGGGGCTGTATATATGCCACGCATCTGCGTGGCAGTTACACACAGAACAAGCATTAAACGACTGTGGGTTTGAGATGCGGAACCAGATTATATGGGCCAAAAATACTTTTGCTTGGGGGATGGGAAGATATAAGTTCCAACACGAACCTATATTCTATGCCCATGTAAAAGGAGTCTCTGATGCATGGTATGGAGACAAAACGCAGTCGACACTATGGATGGAAAAGAAACCCGCCGCTAATAGACTCCATCCAACGATGAAGCCTGTTGAAATAGTATTAAGGGCAACCGATAATTCGTCAAAGTCCGGCGATATTGTATATGATCCATTCCTCGGCTCGGGGACGACTGTAATCGCCTGTGAAAAGACAAACCGTAAATGTTATGGGTTGGAATTAGACCCTCATTACTGCGATGTAATTATCAAACGGTGGGAGGATTTTACCGGGAAGAAAGCCGAATTGATCTGTGCCTGATAAACACCCAAAAAAACAGGCAACTGGGGGAAAAAATATAATTAACCCAGTTATGGAGGCGGCGCAATTCAAAGCGGGCGAATCCGGGAACCCGAATGGGCGACCCAAAAAAGGCAACACATGGAAAGATGTTGCGAATGAATTACTCGATGCAAAAATAATTAACCTTGAGATGGTTTTAACAACTGGAGCTAAAAAAATTATCCGTTTAGAGTCAAATAAATCCTTCCGCCATGCTGTTATAATTGCCCAGATAAATGCGGCCATGAAAGGGAATGTCCAGGCGGCCCGCGAATTAGCCGACCGTACCGAAGGGAAGCCGATGCCAATGACACCAGGGCAGGCGGAAACAATCGATTTAACCGACATAGCCGACGCGCTTAATAATTCTTATGAAGAACGTAAGCCCAAATAATTTACCAGTAACATTGGTCGATTTAACGCCGATTCAAGTTAATTATTTAAATGACTGGGACCATCGTTTTATCGTTAATAATTCAGGTAGGCGATCAAGAAAAACACTAATAGGGAAACGTAAATTATTAATCCAAGCGTTACAGAATAATGACCATCGATATTTTTACGGTGCGCCAACTCATGCGCAAGCTAAACGTATATTCTGGAATGACTTAAAGCGTGACACCCATTATTTAAGATCGCATAAATCCGAGTCGGAATTGTTTGTCAGGTTGCGCAATGGCACAGAAATTTGGGTAATTGGATTAGATAAACCGGAACGCATTGAGGGGTCGCCCTGGAATGGTTGCCATATTACCGAATACCCGAATATCAAAGCGCACGCCTGGGCAGAGAATATTAGGCCGCTATTATCTGATACCAACGGATGGGCAATATTGGACGGAGTACCCGAGGGGATGAATCATTTTTTTGATCGGGCTTTATATGCTTGCGGGGGTGCAATACCCGAGACAATCGAAGGTATTGGCGCGTTTGCCGAGAACCCCGACGATCCTGAGTGGTGTTTTTATAATTGGTTTTCGAGTGATGTGTTACCAGAGGCGGAGATTATCGCCGCAAAGATGGAATTAGATGAGCGATCATTCAATCAGGAATACCGGGGGCAATTTGTTAGCTATGCCGGGTTAGCGTATTACGCCTGGGGGATTCATAATCTTGACACTACCCTAAAATATGATCCGGGACAAGAGGTTCGTATTGGTATGGATTTCAATGTAAACCCAATGACAGCGACATTAAACCACGTTATGGGGCGCAATGTTTACCAATTCGGTGAGATTTATTTAAACAATTCGAATACTTATGAGATGCGAGACCGGATAATCGAGTTATTCCCAGATGCTCATAAGAAAGGCAAGATACATATTTACCCGGATAGCACGGGAAAGGCGCGCGAATCAAACGCGACTAAATCAGATTTACGGATACTGGCGGATAACCCCGCTAATTTCCAAGTTCATGCGAAGTCGGTTAATCCCCGGCAAAAGGATCGGATGAACAATGTCAATTCACGAATGATGGCGGGCGACGGGCTACCCCATTATTTCGTTAATCCTAAAACTTGCCCGGAAACAGTAAACGGATGGAACCGTGTTGAATCAACCGCAGATGGCAGATTTGATAAAAAACAGGAAGGTATCGGGATTCTCGATATTACCGCAGCGGCGGGGTATTTAATAAGTTTCTTATTCCCAGTAAATTCTAATCAATGGGGTTCCTATGATAGATAATCAGGTACATCAATATTTAAAAAATGCGTGGATTCTTTGGAATCAGTTGCAGAACAAAGGTTGGAACGCTTCACGGGCAATGGCATTGAACTATTACCATGGCATTACCGAGGATTTTACAAAGAAATGGTATTCCGAAAAGACCCGTAAAAAGGGTCCAATGGCGAACACTAATATCACAGGCAGGATAATTAAACGAACATCTTTGGTCTATATGTTACCGCCAGTTAGAACGGTGAGCGATGGCGGGGATAAACGCAGACCAGTCGATAAGGAATTGTACGCGAACAAAGATATTAAGATGCAACGCCTTGAGAGATGGGTCAATTTATTGCAATTAGAAGTTATAGGCGTGACGACCAGGGGTGGGAAATTAGAGCATGATTTAATTACGCGCTTTGTGCCGGTTTATGCCGATGACCCGCTTAATCCGATTGGTATTACGTTTCCGATCCAATCAACAAAAAATAATAATGGTACGGTTGATATGTGGCAATATTGGGACGATGAAGTCACATTCGATTATAATTCATTATCTAATTTACAGGTAAGGGAAAATCAACGGGATAATCCTTATGGCGTGTCGCCGTATTTGTATGTATTCCGTGATGGGAAGCCAGAGGAAAAATTCTTGGGCGTTGATATTGATTGGGAATTGGTCAATACTAATTTGGCGGTTAATTTAAATGAAACGAATAAGGATTTTAATATTCAGTTCCAGTCGTTTGGTTGGGCGTTCGCATCGGGGCCGCAATTACCTAAAATTTTAGAGGTTGGGCCGGATAAAATAACCCGTGTCGGTGATGAGGGCGAGATTGGCATGGTTAGCCCGCCTAATACCGTTGAGGCCATAGAGGCAGGGATTAACGGCAAATATAAACGCTTGGCACAAAATCATGGTTTGCCCG